AGAAGATGCGGTTAAATTTTTTGATAAAAATATATAGGTTTTTGAGTGATTATATTGATTTTCCAAAAACTAAAATACCTAATTGTGCAGGGTTGGCCCCAGAGGAAGCGGCTAGTAAGCTTAGAGATGAATGGGGATTGGGAACAGGCCCTATAAACAATCTTGTTCGCATAGTAGAGGATAATGGTATTGTCGTAGCTTGTTGCTCTACAAAAACTGATGCCATAGATGCATTTAGTAAAAGGTTTATTAGAGAAGGAAGTGAAGAGGTATTTATAATAGGGTATTCAGAAAACAAGAAAACAGCAGCAAGAATACATTTTGACATAGCTCATGAATTAGGACATATTTGTCTTCATAATTGGGATGATGACGAAGAAGTTGATAAAGAAGAATTTAAAGAGAGAGAAAGTGAAGCGAATAGATTTGCAGCAGCATTTTTATTGCCGGAAAAAACATTTGCTATTGACGCAAGAAAAGTAAATGCAAGCATACCCGCATATGCAAAGTTAAAAGAAAAGTGGAAAACTTCAATTCAGGCGATGATAATGAGATCAAAAAACCTTGACTTAATAAATTATGATACTTATCAGAAAGTTATTGTTGATATGCAGAAGAGAGGCTTGCGTAAAGCAGAACCATTGGATGACAAATTAATTACAGCAGAACCCAGTGTGTTAAGAACAGCAGTTATGTTATTGTTAGAAAATAATGTTTTTAATGCAGCTGAATTTATGGAACGCCTATCAAGGGAAGGGAGCATATCGATTTATCCGGAAGATGTAGAAGAATTAATAGGACTTCCTTATGGAGTGTTACAAAAATCAAGGGTTTTAAATTTTAGAAACCTAGCGTTAAAAGGTCGGTAGCAAATTAAAGATTACAATGCAAGCACTTACTTATGTAGGTGCTTTTTTATTGACATGGTGGTGATTGAATGAAGATGAACCTAACCGGCAAGATCAGAAAGATAATAAAAGCTTTGGAAATGCGAGGGCTTATATACCTGTATTCAAGGGAGCAAGTATATAGTCAGAAGCTATCTAAGGTATGCACTATGTACAGAATAGATTACCTCATGCCATGGGAAGAATATAAAAAGAAATTTCCGGATAAGGCAGAGCGGAAAAAGAATAAGGGTGTAAGTGTTAGGGTCGAAATGGCAAGATCATTTAGGGAGATAGATATTTTGCTATATATTGTTGATGTATTGAAGGCAGGTGATGAAGGTGGAGAAGTTAACCATTAAGCAAAAAGCTTTTGCTGATTATTATATACAGACTGGTAATGGGACAGAGGCAGCAAAACTAGCTGGATATAGTGAAAAGACTGCAAAAGTGATTGCGGCAGAAAACTTAACGAAACCAAACATAAGGTCATATATAGAAGAACGGCTTGCACCAATAGAAGGACGGCGAATAGCAACCGGTGATGATGTGCTTGAGTACCTAACCAGGGTAATGAATGGAGAGGAAAAAGATTCGTTTGGACTTGATACAAGCATAAGCGACAGAAACAAAGCAGCAGAGCTATTGGGCAAGCGTCTTTTGTTGTGGAAGGAACAAATTGATGTGTCAGGCACAGTAAACGTAGCACAGGTGTTAAAAGAAGCGCAGGAGCGTGCGAAGAAATGATCACCAAAGAAATGATTGAATTTGTTGCGCGGTTTGAACATGATCCTGTTGGATTCGTTAAAGCTATGTATCCTTGGGGAGAAGGAGAGCTTGAAGGACAATACCCTCAAACGTGGCAACTTGAATTGTTAAGCAGTGTAGCAGAGAAAATGCAATATGATCCGATGAAGGTACAACGATATGCAACTGGCTCAGGGCATGGCATTGGTAAGTCTGCTGTAAATGCTTGGCTCATTGAGTGGGCGCTATATACTAAAGTCGATGCTAAAGCTGTAATCACTGCCAACACAGACACACAGCTAAGAACTAAAACATGGGTGGAGTTGTCGAAGTGGCACAGGCTTAATATTGCTAGCGAAATGTTTGTTTATACAGCTACTTCACTATACAGCGCAGACCCAGCACATGAGAAAACATGGCGAGCCGATGCTATACCCTGGAGCAAAAGTAATCCGGCGGCATTCGCGGGCCTTCACAACAAAGGCAGCCGAATATTATTGGTGTTTGATGAAGCCTCAGAGATTGATGATGTCATTTGGGATGTTGCTGAAGGTGCAATGACGGATGATGATACAGAGATACTTTGGTTTGCGTTTGGGAATAGAACACGAAACACAGGAAAGTTTAATGACTGCTTTGGGAAAGATAAAAGCCGATGGGATACACGAAAGATTGACAGCCGTACAGTAGAGGTAACCAACAAGCGACTATTACAAGAATGGGTAGATTATTACGGCATTGATAGTGACTTCGTGAAGGTTCGTATACTCGGAGAGCCGCCATCATCCGGTGAATATCAATTTATCGGGCGTGACATTGTCGAAGCTGCTAGAGCAAGGACATTGGATTACCACAGTTATCAATTCGCTCCTGCTGTTATTGGTGTTGACCCTGCATGGTCAGGCAAAGACGAAGCATCTATATACGTTCGCAAGGGTAACTGGAGTAAGTTGCTTTACACAGAAGCTAAGAGCGATGACCATAAAGCCTTTGCACACAGGATAGCTCTTTATGAGGACGAATACAGGGCTGCAGCTGTTTGCATTGATATGGGATATGGCACAGGCGTATACAGCGAAGGTAAAGCTCTTGGCCGCAGGTGGCACTTGATACCATTCGCCAGTACAAAATGCGATATGGGATATTTCAATAAACGTGCTGAAATGTGGGGGAGTATTAAGCAATGGCTTATAGAAGGCGGCGCACTTGACCCGCTGGATAAAGATATAGCAGATGAACTAATGCTGCCGGAACTCGTTGCTAGCAATAATGGCACGATCAAACTGCAGCGTAAAGAAGATATGGCTTACAGTCCTAATAGGGCTGATGCTCTAGCGCTGACCTTTGCAGTTAGGCTCAAGGCAAGTTCATATGGACTGCCGGCGCAAAAAGCAAAAGCAGGCAAACAGGCATTGAGATATGACCCGTTAAAAGCTATGTATTAACTTTTAAATAAATCTAGCATAAAAGAAAGGGATGGTAACATGAGCAAAATTTTTAAAAGCCCATCATACTCTGCTCCTGCACCAGAAGCAACAGTAGTTGAGCCAGCAGCTCAAAGGGTAGAAGCGCCAACAGCTGACAACAACATCGCAGAAACAGCAGAGAAAAAGAAAAAACGCTATGGCTTTGCTAAGACTGTTGGTAGCGTAACTGGCGGCGACACATTGGGGGCGTAGCTATGGAGATTACTTATAGCGATGCAAAGAAGCTGCACAGCGCATTGTTTGCCGCAGAGGAATTCTCACGCCACAGGGAAATGTGGCTGCGTATCCAGGCTAAGCAAATACCGTTTTTGGGCGAACTTGGACAGACAGACCAGCTTATTAAAAAGGACCGCGGCATTGTCGATATGACAGCATGGCGGTCTAATTTAATTTTTGCAGGCGGTATGGCAAATGGCAGCGTTCCGCAGACTGTACAATGGTTTGACTTTGATGTAGAAACAGAAGATCAAGTGGCCAAAGAGATTGCACAGGGGCGCAGGGATACAGTCAGCCTTGCGCTTAATCATTCAAACTTTTATTCAGCTGTGCATTACGCATACCAAGAATTGACCTTTGGCCAGTCGCCGGTGGGAACATTCTTTGATCCATCAAGAGGTATTGTGTTTGAAAATTACAGTGTAGGCAGTTATGCTTATGCGCTTAACCAGTTCCGTGATGTAACTGCCTTTGCTGTCAAAAAGAAATTCACCTATAGACAACTTGCACAGAAGTTTGGTATTGAGAAGTGCCCGGATAAAGTTAAAAATGCTCTCAAAGAGAATAAAGGCACAGAAAGCACATTGAATTGTTACTGGCTATTAACACAGAATCCTTCTATCAAGCATGATTCCTTTGGACCAGAAGGCAAAAGATACCTGTCATTGTATTGGGTAGAAGGAGAAAACGATTATATCAGCACTGGCGGGTTTGATGTTATGCCTATTGCTATTGCTCCTTACATTGTAATTCCTAATAGTAATTACAGCATCGGACCTGGTTGGTTTGCGGATAGTGATTGCGCAATGTTGTATGAACAGTTAAAGAATGGCTTTGCAAACATGACAATGCACAGCGAACCGCCGTTGCAAGCTCCAAGTGGTGTAGAAGTTGACTATAGGCCAGGCATGGTCACTGAGCTTGATGGATCTAATTATGGCAAAGTTGAATCACTCTTTAATGTTGCTCCTGCATTCCAAGCTATATTTGAGGTGGCACAGCGTACTGAGAGCAATATCGAAGCTGCTTATAATGTCAACCTGTTTGCTATGCTCGAACAATCTAAGTTTGACGGTCAAGGCAGAACGGCCTTTGAACTTGAGCTTAGGCAACAAGAAAAAATGCAGCTGCTGACTCCAATTGTTACCAGAATCAATCATGAGTTTTTGGGCAAGATTATCGAAGTTGTTTATTCGTACTATGAGCGCAACAATGGTTTTGCTTCTGTACCGCCTGAATATGATGGGATTGACCTGGAAGTAAAATATGTATCGCCGCTGGCTCAGGTACAGAAAATGAGTGGCATGGAAGCGTATGAATATCTGCTGAATATGATCATGCAAGTGTCGCAGCTTAAACCTGAGATTGCAGGAATCTTAGATGCAGAAACATTCATTAGGGAGTTTGGCGACAAGTCAGGCGCCCCGCTTAAATTGCTCTTTGATCAGAAAGAGTATGCAGATATTCTGCAGCAGCAAGCACAGGCTGCAGAAGAAGAAAAACAGCTTGCGCAAATTACAACAGCAGCCCCAGCGGTCAATGACTTTGCCGATGCTGCAAGGAATGTTCAAGAAATGGCAACAGATGGTAGTAACCCAGCAGTAGAACAGCTTATGGCAAGCTTGCAGCAGTGAGGTGAGTAAATGTTTGCAGATGATAAGCGCAAGGTAAAAGAATACGAAACATATAAAGCAAAGGCTTTGGCAGAAAAAGATGCCGAGGCCTTTCGTTGGTTATTGAACGATCACAGAGGGCGTTGGTTTCTCTCTAAGCTTGCAGATGAAGGGTTTGTGCATCAACCAACATCAACAACTGATACAAACGCTATCTGTATGCGTGAGGGGCGAAGATCATTGGTTTTAGACCTACATAAGCAAATACGCACTCTAGGTATATCAGAAGAATTGTTGCTTGTCAGAGCTGATGGTGAGCGCAGAACATGGCGCAGCGATATTAAAGAAAGCTTTAGTCGAAAGGAGAAAAGTTAATATGTCAGATGATATTAAGACGAATCACAAGCTAATCTTGCAACTTCATGCAGGAGAGGGGGAAGCTGATCTTGGCAATACGGAAGAACAGCAAGAAGCGCCCCCGCCAGAACCGCAGGGTGATAACCAGCCAGCAGAACCGGCAGTAGAACAGAAAGAAGCGGCTGCACCAAAAGAGGAAGAAGCTAAAAAGCCAGATGAGAAGTCAGAAGAAAAGCAGGATGATGAAGTCCCTGTTATTGACGATGAATTTGTAAAAAACAAACTGACAGAGCTTCTGGGTGATGTAAATGACGAGAACATCACAAAAGAATCTATTGAAAAGCTGCAGGCGATTGGCATTACAGATCCTGATATGGCCAGTAGAGCATTGGAATATGTCTGTTCTGCTCATGTCGAAAAGTTATCAAATGATTGCGCAGAGTGCTTGAAACACTTTGGGGCGACAGAAGATAACTTGACGCCAGAGTATACCAAGGCTATGGATGATGCGAGAATTGCTCTAAATGCTATTGACGCAAAAGTCCCTGGGTTTAAAAAAGAAATTGATCAGGCAGCGCTTGGTAGCAATTTAAGAATGGTTTTGGCGTTGCAGAAGCTGCTACCTTTTGTCGGTGATGAAAAAGGCGGTATAAATAGCAACACTGGTGTTGGTGCGCAAAAATCAGAACAAGGTTTTATGGACACTGTGTTCGCAGCATATCCTAGCGAAGCAGACCTAAAATAAAAACAAAGAAAAGGAAGGTAAAAAGAATGGCAACTATTGCAGTAAAAAATCCTACAATCAAAGACGTCATTGACGGACAATCCCCTGATGGGAAAACAGCACTTGACTTGGTTAATTTGCTTAGCCAAGAAAACCCTCTCTTAGAAGATATGGTAGTTAAGGAGTGTAACCAGAATGACCAGAACAAAGAAATCGTTACAACTTCTTTGCCGCTTATTAAAAAGCGTAAGTACAACGAAGGTGTAAAAAGCTCCAAAGGAACTCGTGCACCGATTACTGACGCAACATCTATCTACACCGCACGATGCGAAGTCGATGTTGACTTGGCAGAATTGAATGGCTGTACTCGTGAATTCTTGATGCGTGAGAATGAAGTGTTCTTAGACGCAATGAGCAAAAGCGTTGCAACTGATTTGTTCTATGGAGCTCAGGCCCCGGGCAACAATGGACTTGTTGGTCTTGCAGAGCGTTATAGCACTCTGACCCGCAAGAACTCTGATGGTAAGCTGCCGGAAACAGCAGACTATATCATTGATGCTGGCGGTACTGGTAACGACTTGACTTCCGTATGGTTTGTCGTATGGGGTTTAAAAACCTGCTTCACTATTTATCCTAAAGGCAGCAAAGCTGGTTTGACCGTTGAGCCAACAATCGTGGGGGATGCTTATGATGAAAACGGTGATCCGTATCCGGCTCATATCACCAAGTACAAACATAAAATTGGTTTGTGTGTAAAAGACTTGCGCAGCGTAGTCCGCATTGCAAACATTGATACTGTTGCACTTGCTGCAGACCCTGACAAAGCTAAATTGATTAAATACTTCATTGATGCTTTTGTTAAGATCAAAAACAAAAATTCTGGTAAGTTAGTTATTTACTGCAATGATGCAGTTTATGCTCACTTGTGGAAAATGGCTATTGATCGTAACAATGTAGAGTTTGAAGTATCCAACGTTGAAGGTAAGCCTGTGGCAACGTTCCAAGGCTATCCGCTCAAACGTTGTGATTCAATCTTGTCTACAGAAGCACAAGTGGTTTAAGAAGGGAGATAAAAGAATATGTTTGATGTACAAGCAATGAATGCGAATAATGTGGCTTATGCTGCAGGTGCGCTGCCTGATGTAATCGACCTTGGCGCAGACTTCTCTAATGCCATTGACCCGAATTTGAATTATGTGGTGTCTTTGTCTGAACCTGCGGGCGCTGCAGTGACTATCACTGTGAACGCTTCTGCAAAAGAGAATATGAGCAATCCAGTAGTAGTTGCAACTGTTAAGGTGGCAGAAGGCATGAAGTATGGCTTTGCACCGCTTGGAACAATCCCTGCACGTTACCTTGGCGCTACTGCGTCCGGCACGACTACTGGTAATATCGAAGCAGGCTTAGCCTATGGTGTGCGTAGTCCCCTTGGCGTAGGCATGGCGCAGGGGTGATAGTATGCTGACTAAAGTATTTGCCATCTCCACGACACAGGTTAGAAAGAATGGCAAGCCAATAACATTAACAGAAGGTAGTGTTATTGAGCTGGATTCTTCTATTGGGGACACTTATTCTAAGCGAGCCTGTAGAGTTATTGAGCAAAATAAGACTTATTCAGTTCCTGTAGAGGAATATGAAGAAGGTGAGGAAGTAGTCGAACCGAATGTTATTGACCTGGCTACTGCAAATAGAAGTGAGTTATTTGCTTTTGCAGAGGAAAATGGCATTGCGCTTCCGGCAGAGCTTCAAAAGAAGAATGTAGCAACTGAAAAACTCCGTGAAGGTATTTTGAATGCGCTGCGAGGTTAATTATTAGGCGGGTAAAACTACCCGCCTTCTTCTAAATATACAAATCAAATTTGCCTAGTTAGAAGAAGGAGTGATGAAAATGTATTCGATAACGGACCTTGTAAATATGGCTCTTAAACAAATCAAGGTGAGGGAGATAATTTCACTTGATGATGAAACGGTGGAAGCTAAAGGAGCAAAGCAAACTCTGCCTATAGTTTTAGAAACCTTGCTTAATAAGACTGATTGGCGGTTTGCTAAAGTTCGTAGGGTTTTGCCGAAACTGGACAAGGATAGCATCAACAAGGAGTATGCGACCAGAAAGCTTATGCATGAGAATGTCTATTTATATCCTGATGATGTTGTAAGGATCCGTAGCGTAACCAGTGGCAGAAAAGAAAACGTTGAATATGAGCTGCTGTCTGTGAAGCTTCATAACAGAGAAGCTTTTGTACCGGTGCTGGTGTCCAGAGAAGAAAGAATAGAACTTTCTTATACCAGATACTGCGATGAAGTTAATTTATGGCCAGCGATATTTCAACGTGCCTTTGTGCATTACTTTGCTTATAGCATGACGATGCATTCTGCTTTAGGAGATGCGCAGGCTACACAGTTGCAGCTTTATAACATGGCTGTTAAAGAAGCAATGGCATCCAATACCAATGAAGATAAACATAGGCTCAGGCGTGACACTGGACCTCTGAAAGCGAGGGATTGGTAATGGCGTATAGATACTTAACTCCTAACCTGACAGGGGGCGTAGCATCAAAAGATATTCTTGCTCGGGTTGATCTTGAAAAATATGCTACATTTTTAAAGCAATGTAAGAATGGCATTGTTAAACCTTATGGCGGCGTATATAAGCGTAATGGCACTATTTATATTGATGAACTGACCGACCAAGGTAACATTAGACTGTTTGCATTCAAACAGGCTGACGTAGATTATCTGCTGGAGTTTACCGACAAACATTTAACGGTGCGTCAGCAAGGGGGCGTGGTTAGCGAAGTAGACAGTCCGTTTACATCAGATGATTTGCCGAACTTGAAGGTTACTCAGTCTGCAAATACGATGTTTGTTTGTTCCGGCAGACTGCCTATTATGGAAATTCGAAATAATAACGGTACCTTTACAATCGGCAAATTGAAAATCCCTATCCCCCCTTTTGATGAATTACAGGATGGCGTGAATTTTAGTATATCTAATTCGACAGGGGATGCTACCTTATCATCTGACGTTGATTTTTTCGATGCATCTACAGAAGCTTGGGGGGTCAAAATATTACAGCGTGTAGCGACTAAGATAGAAGACGTCACTCTTAGCGGACAGCAAACTCTTGGACCAGTAACATTATATAAGGACGCTCGAATTATTATTAGTGGGGAGTGGTCTGGAAATGTTATTTGGCAATATTCTAGTTGGAGCAGTCAGTTTCAGACTATTGGAACATATACTAGCAATGGTACTATATATTCTCCTGTATCAATCAGTGCTAACTATAGAGCATTAATTACCGTCGCAACCGGACAGGTTGCAGTGAAAATGATAAGTGAAAATTATAGCGACGGCAGCGGAGGAGAGGGTGACTAATGGTAGAAATACAAGGCACATATTCAGGTCAGAATACGAAAGAATTTTTCGTCGGCGATAGCCTAAATCTCCTCACCAAAGGAACTTGGACAGGAACTATAATACTCCAGCGAAGGGCTAAACTTTCAGAGGAGTTTGTAGATTACAGAAAATATTATTCTACCGATGATTTTAACGTCAATGAAAGCTTTACAGAAGATGGTGATGGGCATTATTACCGTTTGGCTTTAGATATCAGCAGCGGTTCGGCAACGGTTAGGATCACAAATTATGGCTATACAAATGAAGGGATTGCCTACATTAAAGAAGTAGTTGATTCAAAAAACGCCATAGTGGAAATACAGAAAAGCTTTGCGACAGATGCAATAGCAGAAGGGTATTATATTAGTTTGTTCTCAGCCGTAAATGGCTATCCAAAATGCGCAGATTTCTTTCAGGATAGATTGGTATTGGCAAATATAAACAGTAAGCCTAATGGTATTTGGTTTAGCAAGAGCGGTGATTACACCAATTTTGATGAAGTAATAAAAGACGGGACATTGACTGATGACAGTGCTATAAATACAAGTGTTGTCGCCCGGAATGATTATAATATCAAGAATATTATTGCAGCAAAAGACTTGTGCGTATTTACCGGCGACGATGAAAGAATCGTTAGCGATGGTGCGACGGTAACACCTACAAGTATTAATATACGCAGACAGTCTTCGTGGGGTAGCACTGATAAGCATGTTCCGTTTGTAGCAGATAATCGGGTTCTTTATATACAGAGCAATAATAAATTCTTGCGTGACTTTGGTTATACATATGAAACAGACGGCTATACCGGCAACGAATTAACGCTGTTCGTCCATGACATTATTGATTCTGAGGTCAAAGATTATTCATATGCAAAGTATCCTGAGAACCTTATTTACTTTGTGCTGGATAGTGGAAAGATGATTTGCCTGACTTACCTGGTCAATGAGAAGGTTTTTGCATGGAGCGAGTTTGTAACGGATGGTAAGATAAAACAAGTTGAAACTATCTCTGAAAATGGTGATGATGTTATTTATATTGTCGTAAGCCGTGATGGTAAAAGGTACCTTGAAAAACTTGCTTTTGATATGCTGTCAAGCAGACCTATTGATTATGTAATGTTAGACTGCAGTACAATATTTACAGATAGTGATGGACAAGGAATTAAAATACCAAGGCTGGCTAATAAGTTGGTTTGGGTGGTTACAAGCGGCGATATGTTGAACGTAAAACCGCAGACGGCAGACGCAGAAGGGAATATCGCTATTGAGCCGACTGAAAGCGGGGTATATGGAAAGATTATTGTCGGACTTCCTTATGAATTTGTTTTGGAGTTGCCGGCAGTACATGTCACGACCAAAGGGCGGGGTAGTTCTATCGGGACTATTAAATCAGTTACCTCTGTGACAATGGAACTTCGAGAGAGCTATTATGGTGATGTTTATGCAAGGGAAGGTCTGCGTCCGAATCCTATTTTCAGTACAGTTAGGAGGCAGCTAAGCGCATTGACACCTGAACTTCAAGTGGAACTTTATACTGGACTGGTTGAAGTACCTATATCTTCTGATTCCAATACAGAAGGCGGCATAGTGATAAAACATGACGAGCCGTATCCGTTTAAGCTACTTTCCATTGCAAGGGATGTTGATATGTCGTGATCGAGTTAAAAGACTACAGCGAAGAAATGCTGGAAGATGTGCGGTACATTTTTCATAATCTTAGGTTAGACGATCAGAGGATGTTTGCTGATTCTCCTGACGTGGAAGAAAACATAAGGCTGCACATAGAAAAAAGCTGTGAAATGAAAATAGTATATATAAATGATAAGCCAGTATGCCTTTTCGGGGTAACAGAAAGATACCCTGTTTTAAAATGGCGATACATGGCTTTTCATTTTGGTACAGATGAAGTTGACCGGCACAAAAAGAGTTTTGTAAAAATAGGCCGAGCGGTTATCGAAGGATGGCTGAATAAATACGGAAATTTATATATGGCGGCCTACAGTTATTACAAAAAGTCTTTTGTTATGGCAAAAGCGTTCGGATTTAAGTTTAAATTCAATGTTCATGAGATTTATATATTTACAAAGGAAAAACCACAGGCATAAATAACCTGTGGCAAGCGAAATGATTATTGAGAATATAAGCTGTCGAACAAAGAAGTAAAACACGCCATAGGCGAAATATGAAGATAATAAAAGGGGTGATGATATGTCAGCAGTAATGGCTGTAATGCAAGGGGTAATGACGTTTGCCCAGGGGAACCAGCAGGCATCGCAGATGAAAGCACAGGCTCAGCAAGCCGAGTATCAGGCACAGGCAGAGAGGGCCAATGCCCAGATCGCAGAACGAAACAGAGAAGTAGCGGGAGCTAATGCTGCCGAGGAGTTGCGGGGCGCACGCAACAGGAAAGATTTAGTTGCCGGGCAAAATACAGCGGCTCTAGCCAGTGCTGGGCTTGAAAGTGACAGCGGTCTGGGGGCGGCTCTTGACAGAGCGAACATAGGTAGCTTTGAACAACAGACAGAGAAAATACGGCAGAATTTATTTACAAGTGACCTTGACCTGCGGCAGGAAGTTGCTAACCGCAATCAGGCTGCAGCTGCTGCCGACGCTACGGCGAAGAACTTGCGGAGTGCTGCTAAAAACACCAGGCGTATGGCGATTCTCGGAGGAGTACTTACTACTGCGAGCGGATTACTGGGTGGCGGTGGCAAGGCAAGTAAGGGAGCTTCAAGCGGCGGGGCACAATCTTATGGCTTAGGCCCGAATGGCTATCAATGGGGCGCCAACAATCATATTGGATTCCAGACAGTCAGCAAGAATTATAAAACTGTTTATGGAAATAGTTTTTAGTATGAGGTGTTTATATGGCTAATTTAACAATAAAAAACAATACATATGAGCCAATAGCCCTGCGGCAACAGCAGTCAAAAGTAGGGTACAACGGTGCACAAATTGTTGATCAAAGCGGATTTTACGGGCAGATGAGCAAAACCGCGGGAGCGGCGCTAAAGGTAATACAGGACAGAGAAGAATCGGACGAAGCTCTCCGTGTTGCATCTGCAAGCAATAGTGTTGCGAAAAGGCTGGCAGAGTTAAAAGTTGATATTGCAAAGAATAAACAGGGAAGTAATGCCACAGATTCACAACTTTTCTTTGAGCAGAGAGCTGCCCAAATAGAAAAAGAAGAATATGCCAAGAGTGGGATAAAATACAAGGCTGGAGAAAACATGTTCAAAAAAGCCGCTATGGATAATATTGTTAGTGGTAGTGTTTGGGCTTATAAGTGGCAAGCTGAACAAGATAATGAAGTGAGGGTAACTACATTTGACCAGTATGCTCAAGACCGGATTTCAGATGTTTTAAGTGGTGGTTCCTTTATTGAAAATTATGTGTTGACAACTGAAGAAGCAAAGTCTATGTTTGCTCATAGCCCTGTTGAAAAACAAGAAGAGCTTGCTAGGAATATAGCTGACCAGTTTGCTTCGGTATTGGTTGTAGATCATGTGAATAATAAACAATTTGATAAAGCATCATTAATCCTAGAGCAAATTGGAAATAAAATGACCCCAACTCAAAAGGTTAAGCTAGAAGCTCTTGTAGCTAATAGCACAAAAACATATTCTGTATATGATTCTGCTCACGCAATAATGAAGAATGCTAGACGACCTGATGGCTCTATCGATTATGCTAAAGCCATTGAAATGGCAGATAACCAATATGGCTATAACAGCAGCGGGGAAATGCCAAGTGGCTCATTTCAGTTTAATCCAGGAGTGTCTTTCGAGGGGGCTCAAGCGGTAACTTCTAAAGGTGTAAATGCTCTCTCTGGACTACTGTCTCAAAAGGCAGGTTTAGGTGAGATGATTATAACAAGCGTCAACGACAGTCATGATATTCATGTTGGCAGTGGCGGTCCTCATACTCATGCGGGGGGATACAAGGCAGACGGTGTTATTCCTGGATTTGAAAATTTATCAACAGCAGAGCAGTATGCTTTGATTGCCGAGTGGGAAACTGCAATGCCAGGCTTAAAAATAAAGAATGAATATGCTGAACGTTCTCCTGGTTGGACAGGTCCTCACTTGGATCTTGACTTTACTAACTACAAAGGCGGTTCTGGTAGACGATTTGACCCTGAACAGCAAGCAGCAATAAAAGCTGTTATTTATAATGAACAACAGCAAGAATCACGTATTAGAGGATTTAAAGCCGAAGGCTATAACAAGAATCTAGTTGAACTTGTTATGAATGGAACGCCGACAGTGACACAGCTTGACCAGCTAGCTCAAGAAATTTATATGGATGACCCATTAGTATACAACGAGCTGGCTCCTGCCATTAGTAAGCTTAAAAGTCTTGGCGCGCCGGGTCGAGTTGGTAGTGCAAAAACTAGCGATCCAGCAACGCTGGCAATGGTTTATCAAGAGGTAAATAACGGTACATTGACAGTCGCTGACTTAACAACCAAATACGGTGGACTTCTATCTATGAGCGACTATAAGCAAATGTTGAAACAAATCACTCTAAAGACAAGCCCTGCGGTAAAGGCTGCCAACAAGGAAATAATTAATCGGATTAACGCAATGTTCAGTGACGAAATAGACAGAATAGATGTTCAAAATTTCGTATTCGAAAACATTGACAAGATTCCCGAATCAATGAATCCAGATGTGAGGGCAGCAGCGGCGGATAAACTTATGAGAGAAAAAGCTGATATCTTGGCTAAATCTAGGATTTATAGGGAGGATAGGGTTGCGGCAGGCAACTTAATAGCGGCGTCCGTTCCATATGGTCTGAGCAACGAAGTGGCTACAATTATGGAAATGCGCAGCAATAATAGTTCCATAGCTGCTGAAATTGCAGATGTCTTGTCTGTTATGATCGAAGGAGACATTGTTCAACAGGAAGCGTTTCAAATGCTGGTTGGTAATAGCCAATCTGTAAATCGAACCACAATGAACAATGCCATTACTGCAATATGTGAAAAACGAAAAAAGCCTCTTGAAAAACACTTGCTGAAAGAAAATGAAGTGCCACCCACAAGTGACTCAAGTGACTACTGGGATGGGCGTTATGAAAAAGAGAGGGATTTTTGATATGAGTAGACTTAACGTAAGCAGTTGGGATACAGGACTTTTAAGCTCTCTTAAAGCATCAGAAAATCTTGATCCCAAAGCCAGCGAAGAAGCATTAAGGTATGCAAATAAATTTGGTATAAGCGCAAGCCAAGCCATGCGAGAAGTTGATAGCATCAAAAGCACATGGGGCAAAGGAGACGATAACGGACTTATTGAGCTACCAAAAACAAGCCCTCAAGTAGCTGAACTTCTTAAAGATCCTATTATGGCCAGCATTTATAGGAACTCTCCTGATATGGCATTACGCTGGGCTAAAGATACTGAAAGTGAATATGGCTTGTTTAAATCAGTTCTCAACGGCATGACCGGATTCATGGGAGCTACGACTGGCGCAGTTGGCGGGGGGCTTGAAGTATTAGGGCACGTTCTTGATAACGAGCGAATTTACAATGCGGGACAAAGAGCCGTTGCCAACGCTAATGAATGGTTTGGAATGCGCTACAACGTACAGGCAGAAACAAAAGCAGGGAGAATTGGTTATGCGTTTGTTGAGAATGCCCCACAGTTTCTTGCTCAAGTTTTTGTTGGTATGTACAATCCTGTTGCGGCAGCAGCTCTTATGGCTGGTCAAATTGGCGGTGGTCAATACGCTGAGTTGCGCAGGAATAATATTAATATTGCTGATTCAGCTTTAGCTAGTGGGGGCAATGCTTTAGGGCAAGGACTTCTTGAATCCATCAGTTTAGGGAAAATATTAAACGTTGGTAGGAGAATCAGCAAGGGTACTAATGCGGGGCGAGCTATTGCAGAAGCAATGGCAACGGAAGGCATTACTGAGTTTATTCAGGAATATCCTGATGCCGCAGCGGAGATATGGGCTAGGTATAATCATTTTTCAACAGAAGATCAAGTAAATAGATTCATCGCAGACTTTGAAGAAATTACTGAAAATGGTATGTATGCAGGGGCTGTAGGAGGTTTGTATGGATTGATTGGCGGCAGCGTATCCGTTGCTGCTGGTCGCCAAATTCAAAAACAAAAGACAGCCTTTGTTGACCATATGGCAGAAAGGGCAAGAACTTCTGGCGTAACTCCTGATGTAGCTAAAGCGACTATAGATGGTTTGGCTGACGGCGAAGTAGTTTATTTGGACGCAGAAACAGTAAAACGTGTATTCAACCAACAAGGGATAGACCCTGCGCTAACACTTGGCATTACTGAATCTCAAATAGAACAGGCCGTAGAAAGCGGCAGTGATATTGTTGTTTCAGCGGGAACCTTGGCAAAAGCTAGAATGGAAATCCCTACCCTCTTTGAAGAAATGAAGGGTAACTTTGCTTTCGGTAACGGTGAAGCGATGGAAAGCCGTGTAAAAGAAAAACGCACAATGGAAGCGGCCATTTACAAAGCTCAGCAGCAAGAAAGACAGTCTGATGCTATCTTTGGTGAATTCAGAAATCAACTTGAAGCTGCTGGATATAAAGGCCGTGAAATCAACAATATTATAACAATATTGCGAAGTCGTGGCGCTTCTTATAATCCAGAGAATCCAGGGCAGTATTATATTGACCATCCGCTAGAGTTCGCTCGTGGCGGCGATGGCGGAGTATATGCCCAGGCTGCAATGAAAAAAAGTGAAGCCAAAAGCTTGTCTAATTTTTATAATGAGATAACAACAAGCAATATTGATTCGCAAGGCAAGTCCAAGCTTTTTTATCCTATGACGACTAGCCGCGGGGCAAGAATAGATGTGGCTAACGATAATATTTTGCATTTTGCGAAGAAACATAAGTTAGATACAACGCTTTTAGATACTATTGAGGGTAATATAGAAAGTATTGAAGACGCATATGTTGACAATAAAAAACGTGGAAGCAATGGTGGCAAGCAGGTTCTGGCAAAAATAAAAACACCTGCAGGGAATGCAGGCGTTTTATTTGAATTCTTATCTAATGGTAGAATTTTTATGACTACAGCTTTTTTCGACAGTGATGCTAATATAGAAAACTGGATGAAAAAAGAAGGCGCCAGGACGAGTAAACTGGAAATATCCAATCCCTCCACTTTCACTGGACCACCTTCTATTAT